TGGGTATCTAAATGCTTGATTGCATCCTGCCAGTAGTAAAATTATAAAAATACAATATTTTATATACATCATGTTATCCTCGTCTTGTCCATGAACTTATGCCAACGTATGCGCCCACTACGCCACCTAATGCAATCCAGTACAATTCCAATGCAGAACTGATTCGTTCAATCCTTGATTCTGGGACAACAAACATAATAGAAAATGCTGTGACAATGAGTGAAATTAACGCTACCCATGCCATTCTTCTTCTATTTTTTGCTCGTTGTTCGTAGATAGTATATTCCTTTTTATCTAAAATTCCATCATGGTTTATATCAATAGATTCTAGATTTTCTTCAGTAGCCATTTACACCTCTCATGTTATGCCGTAAATCTATACGTTAGTATTTCTACGAGTTTGCGTATGAAGGTAATGCTATTATAGGTGTGGGGGGTAGTGCTCGAATCAGATGCGGTTTAATTTAAACCGAAGACAATGTCATTACGAAGTGCCACTTTGCACGGGCCTTCATATTTTTAATCCATTTTATTTGGACATTTTATTTGTAAATAATGGTTAATCTCATCTTTATTTATATAGGTAAAGCCTTAAATATATTATATAATAAGACAAGTAATATAAACGAGGAGTTTTATGAAGTTCTACACTAGTGTGAATCAGTATGGTAACAATATTTTGGTGCGCGGTATTAATAATGGAAAACGTGTTCAGGATAGAGTTTCGTTTAAACCTAAACTTTTTGTAAAATCCAAAAATGAAGCAAAGTATAAATCGCTGTATGGGCAGAACCTAGAACCGGTACAATTTGATAGTATTAATGATGCAAAAGACTACGTAAGCAAATATAAAGAAGTAGAGAATTTTCCTATATTTGGTAACACTAACTACGGTTATCAGTATATTACGGAAAACTTCTCAGATGAAATTGAATTCGATATAAGCCAAATTAAGATTTGGTCATTGGATATTGAGACCTCTGCCGAATTAGGATTTCCTGATGTTGCAAATCCGCAAGAACAGTTGTTGGTTATCACAATTCAAGATGCAAGCACTAAAGAATTGATGTCCTTTGGTCTACACGAATATGTAGTTAAATCAGAAAAACACACGTATATTAAATGTAAAGACGAAGTAGATTTGTTGAAAAAATTTGTAGACTATGTGGCAGCAGATCATCCGCATATTATTACAGGTTGGAATGTAGAATTTTTTGATATCCCATATCTTTGTAATAGGATCACTCGTATTTTAGGAGACGACTATGTTAAACGTCTATCGCCTTGGAGAGTGGTCAAAGAAAAAAATATTATTAAACTGAAGAAAGAAAACATTTCGTTTGAATTGTTGGGTATTGCGATTTTAGATTACCTTGATCTGTATAAAAAGTTTACCTATACCAATCAGGAATCATACAAATTAGATCATATCGCAAAAGTAGAACTAGGTAAAGAGAAGTTATCGTATGATGAATTTTCGTCATTTACTGAATTCTACAAAAATGATTGGCAAAAATTTGTAGAGTACAACATTCGAGATGTTGAACTGGTAGATGAGCTTGAAGAAAAGATGAAATTGATTGAACTCATCTTAACAATGGCATATGATGCAAAATGTAATTATATTGATATCTTCTCTGCAGTACGAACTTGGGATTGCATTCTATATAACGAACTATGGAAAAAGAATATTGTTGTACATCAACGACAAGAAAAATCGGGGAGAGGTATTGCTGGTGCTTATGTACAAGAGCCTAGACCAGGTAAATATAATTGGGTAGTATCATTTGATGCGACAAGTCTGTATCCTAGTATCATTATGCAGTATAATATGTCACCCGAGACTTTGGTAAACACATATCCAAAGTTCTATGATGTACAAATGAAGAGTTTGCTAAATGGTACAGCTGACCTGTCCGATCTACAAGATAAACAATATTGTATGACAGCGAATGGCAGGTGTTTCACAAAAGAAAAACAAGGCGTGTTTCCGGCAATTGTTCAAAAATTGTTTGATGATAGAACTAAGTATAAGAAACTTATGCTTGAGGCGCAATCTCAATATGAGGTAACTAAGAATAAACATTGGCAAAAGGAGATATCTAAATATAACAATTTTCAGATGGCTCGTAAGATTCAAATGAATTCGTTGTTTGGTGCAATGGCAAATGAGTATTTTAGATTCTATGATGATCATATTGCAGAAGGTATCACTCTAACGGGGCAATATATTATTCAAAAGGTTGGCAAAGCATTAGATGATTATTTGAATAAGATTTGCGGCACTAAAGATTTTAACTATTCTTTTTATTCAGATACAGACTCCTGTTATATTACTTTGGATCCATTGGTGCAAAAATACTACAAAGATCAACCTTCCGAGAAAATTGTAGAACTACTTGATAAGATTTGCGAAGATAAAATTCAGGAAGTACTTAATAAAGTATGTAATGAAATTTCAGAATACACGCATGCGTTTGACACTAAGATTAATTTTAAGCGAGAAGCAATTGCGGAGACGGGTGTCTGGGTTGCAAAGAAGCGGTATGCGTTAAATGTTTCCAATAATGAGGGTGTACAATATAAAGAACCCAAATTAAAGGTTATGGGTCTGGAGATTGTTAGATCATCTACCCCCGAACCTGTGCGAGATGCTCTACGAGGCGCGGTTAAATTAATTTTAACTACAGATGAAGAAGTAGTGCAGAAATATATTATGGATTTTGAGAAAGAATATAAACAACATGCACCAGAATTAATTGCATTTCCTCGAGGGGTAAATGGTCTGGGAAAATATTCTGACAGAACAAATATATATAAGCAAGCGACTCCTATGCACGTCCGAGGCGCCCTTCTTTATAATTTCTATCTTGACAAGTTTAATCTTGGTAAAAAATATGAACGTATAAAGGAAGGAGATAAGATTAAATTTATCTATCTCAAAGAACCCAATACTATAGGTGAAAACTGTATAGCATTTAATACCGTTATACCTTCTGAAATGGATTTAAAGAAATATTCAGATTATGATTTGATGTTTCAGAAATCTTTCTTAGAACCATTAACCACAATTTTAAATGGTATTGGTTGGACCGCAAAACCACAAGCAACGCTAGAAGGATTATTTGGATGAAAAAACTATTTTTACTTTTGCTATTACCATTTGCAGTATTAGCAAACCCTATCGACGATAAGTGTCCGCAATTTGTTTTCAACGGCGCACCTGTTAGTAAACTAACAGAGACACAATACTTATGCAAAAAGAATTATGCTATTCATTATAGATACAATACTAAGACTGCCGAGTATGTTGTAGAACATATTACATTGGCAAACATTACCGGTCCTGCTAAACGTAAAGATGATTTTAGACCGGACTTAGAATTACCTGAAAAACATAGAAGTGTATTATCTGATTATGCGGGGCAACCATATGACCGAGGACATTTATCCCCAGGAGCAGATAACAACGCAAATGATATTTACATGAGCGAAAGTTTCTTTCTAAGTAATATGGTTCCGCAAGTTCCGAACCACAATCGAGGCATTTGGAAACAATTAGAAACCGCAGTACGTAGTTGGGTCAGAGAAGGTAAAGACATATATGTTGTAAGCGGAACAACATATTCAGCGGAATATCTTAAAATAGGTAAAGGCGAAGTTGGGGTGCCGACTGGCTTATGGAAAGTAATTATAGATGCAAAAACTAATAAAGCAATTGCATTTGATTTTCCCAATGCTCCTTTGCCAGTAAAAGATTTGCCTAAGTATGCTACGACTGTTAGAGCAATTGAACAAAAGACGGGACTAAATTTTCATCCGAAGTTGAAAGACGATACAGTTGAAACCGCAGTACCCAATTTAACAGAATGGTCAGGAGTACAATAAATGAAATTACTAATTACGTTATTTTTAAGTTTATCTATGATTGGTTGTACATCAATTAAAGATAAAGTTCCCAGTTTCTGGGATGACAATCAAAGTAAAATAAGTATAGATATTAGGCAAGAAATAAATCATTTGGATTGTTCGCAGCCGCATCTACCCCAAATCGAAAAAATTCAAAGTAAGATAGAGTGGTTCTTATTATATTCGGAAAGCAAACAAACTAAAGATGTATTAAAATTACTAAATCCTATGTCGGAGACTGTGGGTGATTTTTATACTAGAAGTAAGGAAAAAGAAGGTAGCGAAGCTTATTGTAACATTAAAAAGAAAATAATGTCTGCTCAAGCAAAATTAATAGCAGAAACTATACATGGGAGATTTTAAATGGATCTAAAAGAAATCGCAAAATGCGGACAACCCTGGGCGGAAGAAAAGGCTAAAATTGCATTAGAATTGCAGGAGCAATATAAAGCTAAAACTATTGCTAAAGATGAATATGTAGAATTGATCAAAGATATGGCAAGAATGGAATCGTTGGATGAGGTTTCTTCTGATATGAAATTAAAAACAGCTTTGGTAACCGCACTCTTTGTTTTAGTACAGATAGTATAGACAAGCACAAATTTAGAATATATAATGTAGTATTATAAGGAGTTTATATGTCGTTACTTGAAAAATTGAAAAAGAATTCTACAATTAAAGAAACTGAAGTTTTGAATAAATCTAAATTCTTTGGTAAGAAGGATATGATTCAAACATCTGTTCCTATGGTAAATGTTGCCCTTTCGGGTAGCTTAGAAGGAGGTTTGACTCCGGGGTTGACGGTGTTTGCAGGGCCATCTAAGCATTTTAAAACTGCATTTTCTCTGCTATTGGCGAAGTCTTATTTGGACAAATATGAAGATGCTATTGTACTGTTTTATGATTCTGAGTTTGGTAGTCCTCAGTCTTACTTTGATTCTTTCGGTATTGACACCTCCCGAGTTTTACATACTCCAATTACGGACATTGAGCAACTAAAGTTTGATATCATGTCTCAGATTAACAATCTTGAGCGCGGAGATCATATAATTATTGTTGTGGATTCTGTAGGTAATCTTGCTTCTAAGAAAGAAGTAGATGATGCGTTGGAAGGAAAGTCTGTTGCAGATATGACTCGAGCAAAACAGATGAAATCTTTGTTCCGAATGATTACACCTCATTTAACTATTAAAGATATCCCTATGGTAGTTGTAAACCATACCTATGCAGAGATTGGTCTTTATCCTAAGCAGATTGTTTCTGGCGGGACAGGAATTTATTATTCCGCCGACAACATCTTTATTATTGGTCGTCAGCAAGAAAAAGATGGTACTGAAGTTACAGGTTATAACTTCATTATTAATGTTGAGAAATCTAGGTTTGTTCGAGAGAAATCTAAAATTCCTGTAGAAGTATTATATGAAGGCGGTATCAGTAAGTGGTCTGGTCTATTGGATGTTGCATTAGAAGGCGGATTTGTAACTAAGCCGTCCAATGGGTGGTATTCACTTAAAGGCGAAGAAAAGAAATATCGCAAAGCGGATACCTATACTAAAGATTTTTGGATGCCGGTATTAACCTCAAAAGACTTTAGAGAATTTATAGAAAATCGTTATCAGATGGCAACCGGTGATCTGATGTCTAGCTCATTTGATGATACTGATTTAGAAGAGGAGTTTACAAATGCAAGTGAAGTATGAACCCTGGCAAGTAGTAAGAGATGACAAAGAACATTGGGGAGTAAGAATTCTTGAAGGAAAATTCAATGAATTGGCTCTTGCAATAAATGATGTTAAAATGGCAGATGACGATGGAGTTTCTGTAGACTATGACATTATTTACTCTCTATTACCCATAGAAGAAGTTACTGAAAGTCAAGAATTCAATGATACTCTATCTTTTATTATCCAAGACATTTTAGTAAAGGCTATGAATGAGCACGAAAATAGAAACAGTAATACTGCAAAACTTAATACATGATGATGAATATATGAGGAAGGTAATCCCGTTTCTTAAGCGGGATTATTTTTTAGATACAAATGACAAAATCATTTACGACAAAATTACTGCATATATCGAAGACTACAATTCTTTACCATCTAAAGATGCTCTAGTCATTGCCATACAAAATGATAAAAATTTAAATGAAGATCAATATACCGATGTATTCAATTATGTGCAACACTTAGAAGCAACGGATCATAATAAAGACTGGTTGTATAAAGAGACAGAAAAATTCTGCAAGGATAAGGCTGTTTATAATGCAATTCTAACATCGGTTGCTATTTTAGATGGCAGAGATAAATCCAAATCCGAAGATGGAATCCCCTCCTTACTGCAAGATGCGTTAGGAGTATGCTTTGACAATAATGTAGGGCATGATTATATTCTAAATGCAGATAAGCGGTATGAGTTCTATCATAAAGTAGAATCTCGCATACCGTTTGATTTAGAATACTTTAACAAGATCACAAACGGTGGCATGCCTAATAAGACTTTAAATGTAGTCTTGGCGGGAACTGGCGTAGGTAAAAGTTTGTTCATGTGCCATGTAGCAGCAGCTGCACTAAGTCAAGGTAGGAATGTTCTGTATATTACACTTGAAATGGCGGAAGAAAGAATTGCGGAACGTGTTGACGCAAATTTAATGAACATTACGATGGATCAGCTAAAAGAATTGCCGAAGGCATTATTCGATAATAGAATGGATAAGATTAAAGGCAAGACACAGGGTAATCTAATTATTAAAGAATATCCTACTACTGGCGCACACGTAGGTCATTTCAAAGCACTGTTAAATGAGTTACAATTAAAACGTCAATTTAAACCGGATCTTATTGTTATCGACTATTTAAATATTTGTGCCAGTTCAAGATTAAAAGCAAGCTCGGGTGTTAATTCTTATACGTTAGTTAAATCTATTGCGGAAGAACTTCGCGGATTGGCGGTTGAAGAAAATGTACCTATTCTAAGTGCGACACAAACTACAAGAACTGGTTTTGGAAATACAGATGTAGAGCTAACCGACACTTCAGAATCATTTGGCTTACCTGCTACTGTTGACTTTATGTTTGCGTTAATTTCCACAGAAGACCTTGAGAAAATGAATCAATTGATGGTCAAGCAATTGAAGAATAGATACAATGATCCTACATTAAATAAAAGATTTGTAATTGGTGTTGATCGAGCAAAGATGAAGTTATATGATCTCGAAGAATCTGCACAGAAAAATATTTCAGATTCTGGAAATCCGCAAAGACAGTCTTTGCCGAAATATGATAAGCCTCCGCAGTCTAGAGATAGTATGCAAGTAAACAAGGATATATTTACAGCCAACAAGCGTGATTTTTCAAAGATTAGATTATGAAATCTTTAAAAAATACTAGGTTGTCTTCTACTAGGTTGCAAAATGCGGAAACCGAAGTATTAGTACAATTAGATAGTCCAATTGCTATAAGTATTAATGATATTATACCAATGGGTAAAAAAATTAGTTATGTAGAGAATACGCAAGAATCTAAGGTATCAGAAAAATTTAAAAATGATATGATATGGCAGGAAATCCTTAAAAATACTAAATAAATAAAAGATAGCATATTCGAAAGGTGTAATATGAATCTTACTATACTAGGGGCAAAAGATATAAAATTGACAAAAATGCTAAGGATGGCAGCAAAATCCTTCGCACACAAATTACTAACCCCGCAAATGATAAAACATATAACACTAGAAGTACATATATGTGATAAGTTATCTGCAGGCGCATATTGTAATATTGCCGACGATTTGCCAATACCTAGAAAATTTTTAGTAGAGATTCATAGAACAAGAAAAAAGATTCATATGTTTACCGCACTTGCGCATGAAATGGTTCATCTTAAAC